CAACATTAACGGCACGGGTGCGCTCGCTGCTGAGGTGGAAATCGGCGGACAGTTTCAGGCGTTGCGTGGAGGCGAACTGCAAATAAATACGGCTGTCCGTTTGTGGGTGAATCTGACGGCGACGGCCCTTTGCGTGGAGCGCATCAACGACGGCAACTACTGGATTATGCCGCCGAACGTGCAGGTCGCTCCGTACACAGTCATCATGCAAGACGCTGGAGGAATCGTCATCCATCCGGCAACTGACGGTACTGCGCGGACATTCACAATTCAAAATTGGGCTACGGCGACATGGCAGCAAGGGACTGCGATTACGTTTGCCAATGACGTGGGCGGCGGCGTGGTCACGATTGCGGTAACTGCGCCGGATAACCTGATCCTGTGTCCTGCTGGAACAACAGGATCGCGCACACTGACCGCGCCGGGGATGGCAACGATGGTTGCCGTGGCCGCTGGCGGGGGCGGGGCTATGCGTTGGCTGATTCAGGGAACCAATTTGACATGAGCGCGATTCAACAAGCGCTGTTGTCGGATGTGGGTGCTGGCACTGGGGGGCAGACGCCTTACGGTGCGGCCGTCACTTGGGATCCTTCCAACAAAGGAACCGGCGTAGCTCTTTCCGGTGGGAATCTTGTCGCTACCATTAGCCAAACAAGTGTCAACAATTGCGGTGTTCGTGCTACGGCTACCGCACCAGCAGGCAAATCAATTTTTGAACTTACAATTGGAGCAATAACAGGTTCGACATTCGCATGCGGCGGCGCTGGAAATTCTTCGTATAACGTCAATACTTTTCTTGGGGGCGACCAGTATGGCGCTGGTTACGATACTTTCGATGGCTATTTATTTATAAATTTTAGCGCGGTTGCTGGTCCCGGCGCGACCATGACAACCGGAGATATTATGGGGGTGGTGCTCAACACCACGACAAATTATATCTACATCTATAAAAACGGAGTTCTTCAAGTAAGTTACAACAGCTCTCTTTTTTCTACTAGCATTTATGCTGCTTGTAGTAGCAACAACAGCTCCGGAGTATCGTCTTCGGTGATCATCACCGCCAATTTTGGCGCGACCTCTTTCGCTTATACTTACTAATGAAGCAACGGCGGCTCGGGATATGCTGCATTTACTTGGTGATATAAATTGCTAATCTCCGCCACAGGCGCATCCATCACCGCACGCGACTTCTGCCGCGATCTGCCTTGGCCGTCGCGCCTGGCCGAACGCACTGAGGCCGTCGTGCGCAATCGCGCAGCGGACAGCTTCGGCCCGTGGTCGATCATCAATAAGACCGCATATCCCGGATCGACGATGCTGCTGAAAGTCATCGGCGACAACCCGGACGTGCTGCTGATCGGCGGCGATGCGATCTGGAATGCGTCAATCACGTTTGCTGATCACGGCGTTCAGACGCCAGCGCAGCAACAGGCAGACGTGGCGGCGATGCAGGCCGACTTCACAGCCTACGTTCCGTTCGCAAAGCAAGTGTACGTCTCGATGCCGCCGCCCGCGACCTTCACCTTGGGCGGCGTGACCTACACGGTCGCCGGAAGCAATTACGCTGCGCTCGATGCGTACTGCAAGACGCTGTGGCCGAACAACATCACCCTGAACTACGCTGACGTGTACGCCACGCTCGGCAGCATCGACGGCACGCACCCGGCATTCGGCGCTGGCATATTCCTCGGCAACGATGCGGCTTGGGAATTGCAGGCGCTCGGTTTCAACATGGGGCTGCCGCTTGCCGACTATGCGCCGTATGATGGCAGTGGCGGGTCGGCGGCGATACTTGCCAACATCCGCGCACGCAACGCGCTTGGCATGGCGATCATCGACAGTTTGAATCTGAGGCTTACATGAACTTTCCAGAAGCCCTGTCGCTGATTCAAATTGCGTTGAGTGCCTGCGTGATTCCGCTCATCAAAATATTGTGGGACATCAAGATAGAGCTTGCGCCGTTAGCGAAAGCGATTGAAGGATTGGATAAGCGCGTGGAGCGTGTGGAGCGGTGGCAGGATGGCACCGGAAATCATGCGAGGATGCGTTGAAACTAATCGACGACTGGCAACGCATCGCCCCTAAGCTATGGACAGTTCGATTGGCTCTGTCCGGCGCGTTACTCGCTGCGATTGCGGCTGGTGTCGGTATCTACGAGGACGGAAAAGCATGGCCGGTTTCTATGCTGGTGTTCGGCGTGAATCTGGCGGCAGCGGTCGCAAGAGTAATCGCGCAACCTGGATTATTCGAGGGCGAAAATGACAGACGACACGCAACCGACGCAGAGTAAAGCGCGTCTGATTGCTCTGGTCGGCACGCTGTGCTGCTCGATCACGCTGACGGCTTTACCGAAATTCGAGGGAACGATACTGACGACGTATAAAGACCCAATCGGGATAGCTACCGTCTGCACCGGCGAGACAATGACTGCCGCACTAGGCCGCGCATACACGCCGGAACAGTGCGAGACAATGCTGGAGGATCGGCTTGCTACGGAAGCGCGCGACGTGCTGGATTGCGTGCCGCAGTTGAAAGGCAAGACTTACCCGCTCGCATCCGCACTGTCGCTTTCCTACAATATCGGCGTTCGCGCGTTCTGCAATTCGACGGCGGCCAGGTATTTCCGTGAGGGGAATATCCTTGCGGCTTGCGATCAGTATTCCAGATTTATTTATGCCGGTGGAAAAATCCTGCCGGGACTTGTAAAGCGCCGCGCTATTGAGCGGCAGATGTGCCTAACCACAGGAGAAGCAGCATGACCATTAAAACTGATTTGCAAGACGAGAAGGCCGCATTGGTTGCGCGTCTGTCAGTAATCAACGCCGAACTCGATAAGGACGAGGAATGGCTTGGGGCCGAAGTGCATACGCTGGAGGCATGGGTAAAGACGAAGTATGAATCGCTGTTCCCGGCGAAGGTCGCGGCGGCACAAGCGGTTCCGGCTGCTCCGGTAATTGCGCCAGCGCCGATAAACGAATGATTTACGTCGTCATTCTCGCGGTATGGGTCGCCACGGTTCTCGGCGGCTTTGCCTACGGCCATCACGATGGCGACAAAGAGGGCTTCGCTCGCGGCCATGCTGAATATACGAATCTGCTGTCATCGTACCAGCAGGCCGCTGCAAAGCAGGCCGCAGCTACCGCGACCGTGACCACCAAGCAACAGGAGGTAACGACCAATGCAACGAACGATTATCAGAAGCAGCTTGCTGCTCTGCGTGTTAAGTATGCCGCTTCTATCCGGTTGCGCGTCGCCACCGCAAACAGTAGCGGTGGCAGCTACGTGCCCCCGGTTCCCATCCCCGCCACCGGACCTGATGCAGCCAGCGAAAAACCTGTCGCTGTTGCAGACTGCGCCCAAGACGCCTTGACTTTGACGGCATTGCAGCATTGGATAATCCTACAGCAGCAGGCAAACCCATGACCGGCACGAACACAGAAACGCTGGACAAGCTATACCACGGCATGCCGATCACCGCCACAGAACTGGCGAAAGACGGCCCGGAGCCGACTTTCCATTTTGGCGCGGGGCATGTTCTGCGGATTCACAACGTACTGAAGGGCGGCGCGGTAAGAATGCACGTCCATCCATATGATCACTGGTCGCATATCATCGTTGGCGGCGGGCGGCTGATGACGGATGATGCAATCGCGCATGTACGGGCTGGTGGGTTGATATTCGTCAAGGCTGGAAAGCGCCATGCGTTTTATGCCGACATGGATACGGTCTGGGTGTGCGTGCATCGGGAGTCTGAGGCTGAGGCGAACGGGACGCTGGCGACGTGAGGAAAACGTGAGGAAAACGTGAGCGCGAAACCGTATCTCATCACCGGATTACCTCAGAGCGGAGACGCTTGGCTCTCGGTATTCTGCACCGTCGAGCGCACGATCTGCTACCACGACGAATTCCCGCACCTGACCGCGCTGGATGACCTGACCGATATTTACCGGTCGGACTACTATACGCATGTCGGCATTGCAGATAGCGGCCTCGGTTTTTTCCTTCCGTGGATCATGGAGAACATTCAGCCGCGCACCGTTATTATCGACCGCGATCCGCAGGAAGTGACGGACGCCATTGCCGCAATGGGGATGGCGCGGACCGACCATGCTTTCGTGCTGCGCGACCGCATAAAGCTGTTTTACGACCACCCGCTCGTGCTGCGCGTCCCTTACGAGGCGTTGGGACAGAAGCGCGTCATGCAGAAAATATTCTGGCATCTGATGCCGGGAGTCGCGTTCGATGAGGTCCGTTACGAGCAGTTGTCGAAGATGTATATTCAGGCCATGCCGCAAGTGGTGGTGCAAAATGATGCAAAGCAGGGCGCGTTGATGCGGGATATACTGCCGCTAATCAAGGTGTTGGAGAATCAATATGCGGGGAAACTTCACTAAATACTTGCGGGCGTATTTTACGCTTGGCATCATCGGTTCGATTGCCGGGCTTGTAGGCATCGGTTCTGGCCTCAACTCGCTATTCGGCGGCTCATCGCAGCAAGGCGGCGGTTCCGGTCCAACGTCCACCACTGGCGCGTTCAACACGATCAGCCCGGAAATGCTGCAAGCGTATCAGCAATGGATTATGCAGAATCCGCAGTATGCACAGGGCTACCAAGGCGCGGCGGGGCAGGCTGGGCAGCAATACGGGCAGGCCGGAGCAGCGGACTTCGGGCAGGGTATGGCGGCAATCAACGCCGGAAATGCTGCCGAAGCCGCTGCCGTGAATCCGCAAACTGGGCTATACAACCAGCTTTTACAAGGCACGCAGGACGCATCCGCTGCTGGATCGTCCATGCGTGGAATCGGCACGTCACCCGTTGCTGCCGGTCTGGAAAATCAGGCGACTGGGCAGTTTAATAACCAATGGAACAACAGCATGGTGCAGAACGCCGCCACTGGTGCGCAGGCATTGTCTGGAGCGAGTGTGGCTGGTGCTGGTCTGATGGGGACCGGCGCTGGCAGCACATTGCAGGGTGGCGCTACGCCATATAACGCCGCGAACAACATTGCGGGGCAACCGTTCAATATTGCAAATGCTTATACCGGCTCGTTGAATCAGTCGATCAATCCGAATTTGATGAACTTCAATCAAGGGATTTACGGAAATCAGCAGGGTGCTGCGAGCGCAATCGGCCAAGGCTTCGGTCAACTTAGCAATAACACCGGATTTAATAGCTGGCTGAACGGGCAATTCGGCGGCGACGGCTCCACTGGCACGTCATTCGGCGGCTATCCAGCTGGAACCCCGGGTCAAGGCGGCGGCTAACATGGCATTCGCATCAGGCGCACTCGCATCGGGATTCATGCAGGGATTGGGTGAGGGGCAGGATCGCGCCTACAGAAACGAACTGAACAAGCAATATCTGGCGTATCTGGCCGAGGCACAGGCCCTGCAGAAACAGGACTTGCGCCTCACGGAAGCCGGCGGGAAAGCTTGGCGTGAGGCGATGGAAAACTCGCTTGGGCAGACGCCGCAAGTCCCACCACAGCCCGGAGCGCCCCCTGGTATCGGCCCGGCGGGTATGGCTGCGTTTGGTCCGCCACAGGGTGTTCCGCCGCCACCGTTACCACAACCTCCGTCTCCCGGTCAGGCCAGCATGCCAGCTCCACGCCCGCTCGCACAGGCGTTCGGGCCGCAAGGAATGCCACAGGGAGGACCGGTGCCTGGCGCTATGCCACCTCCAGGACAAGTGCCCCCGCCTCCACAGGCAGGCGCACCACCGCCCGGACAGCCTGCGCCGCCCATGCCTGCCGCGATGTCTCCACGCTGGCAACCGCAGCCGTCTGCACCGCCGCCAAGCGCCGGGCCGCAGCCCGGACAGTCACAGTTGCCGCCTCCTCCTGTGCCGCAGCAGGGACCGGCACAGCCGCCGCAACCGGAGCCGGGGAAGCAGTTATTCCAGCGCCTCACGCAATCACTGGCGAAGCAGGGCATTCCTGACAGTCAGATATTGCCAGCGCTGGCGAAACTGAAACCGCTGATTGATATGCAGTTCAATGAGGAATTGAAGTCGGCGCAGATGCAACTCAAATTCCAGACCGAAGTAGCGAATTTTGCGCAGAAAAAGATGGAGGAATTGCGCAGGGAACTGGATACCGCCGAACGTCAGCGTCATGACAAGGTGATGGAAGCAAATCAGGGCGCCCGTATCAATATCTATCAGCAGGAAGCCGACCAGAAGGGCATGCGAGAAAAACGCCTGATGTCGGCGGCGAGCGGTAGCGGCAGTTTCAGCAAAGAGGATGTCGAATATTGGGCTGGCGTCATGGAAAACGGCGGTAATCTTCCGCCGCGCCTCGCATCGACGCCGGGCGGGAAAAAGTTGACGGCAGACATCATGAAGGCGGTAACGAAATCTGGCGTCTCGCCAAAGGAAATGCTGGAGAATCAGGCCGAACTAGCCGGCGAGAAAGCAGGTCAGCGCACGCTCGGCACACGCACCGCAAATATCGAAATGGCTGCTACAGAGGCCGACTCGCTGGCGAAGCTCGCAAAAGAGGCTTCGGCCGAAGTACCGCGTACCGAAATCAAGGGCGCGAACGATATTATTCAGATGCTGGAAAAGGGAACAAAAAACCCGGAGCTTCGGCGGTTTGTCGCTGCGAATACTTCGTTGGTCAACGCCTACGCTCGCGCCATCAATCCGCAGGGGGTGGGAACTGTTGCGGATAAGGAACATGCTCGCGAAATGATTGCCACCGGATTCGCAAAAGGCGACTACGCGGCGACCGTCGATCAGCTCATGCTGGAAATCGCAGCCGCCAAAAAATCCCCAAGCACCGTCAAAGCTGACATGAAAAAAAGATTTACCGGAAAAGACGATTCCGCGCCAGCTTCCGACGACCCAGTTGCAGGAGCGGCAATCCCGGCTGGCTGGACAGTCAAGGAACACTGAGCGGCGACATGCCATCTTTTACCTTCACGTCACCGGACGGCAAGAACTACACTGTGGACGGGCCGGATGGCGCGACCAAGGAACAGGCGTTTGGGATTCTCCAGCAGAAGATCAAGGGCGGCACTAAGGCCGACACTCCAGCCTCTGCCACCCCCGAAAAACCCCTAGGCAGCATCCCCGGCGGCATCGGCGAAACCGCCGCGTACATGGCTACCGGTATGCTCGCAAAACCCGTCAGCGATATTGCCGGACTCGCAGCTACCGGTAAGGAAATGATTTCGCCAGGCGGCGGCGATCCGGCGGCGTTCAAGCGGCATGTCCAAGAATCGCTGACTTACGAGCCGCGCACCAAGATCGGGTCCGGTCTGACTAGCGCCGCATCCTTATCCGGCGAACTATGGGGTAAAGGCACCAAGGCGCTGGGCGACGTGGTGCGTGGATCGTCTGGCGATGCGACCTCATTTCGCGGCATGGCTGGCAATGCGCTGGAGGAAGCCGGTAATCAGGCGCCGAACTTTATAGGCGCGAAGCTGGGCAAGAAAGCGGAGATTGGATTGCCGCCGAAAGCCGCCGCACTTGCGGCAGAACGCTCGGCCAACGCCGTCACTGACGCCACCCGCGAGGTATCGCAGAAAGCCGGGTACATCACGCCGCCTGAGCATGGCGTCAAGGCTGCTGCGGCTGGTCTGGCAGGCGAATCCAAAGTCGGCAAGGTTATCAGTGCCAAGAATGCAGACAACGCCACAGCACGGCTCGGCAAGGAAGTCGGAGCGCCAGCCGATGCGCCGCTGTCCAAAGAAGTGCGCGACAATCTGAAACAGGGTGCTTACGATAAATATAGCGCGATGGAAGCGGCGGCGGGACCGCGCCTGATTCCGAGCCGTGAATTTCGCAATGTGTTCCGTGATACGGTCAAGCGCATGAACGATGACATCGAAGTAAATCCCGTGGCGAACAAGCATCTGGTGCCAGCGCGCGACCTCTTGAAATCCATCGCAGAGCAACCGAATTTCAAGACGCCGAATACGCTGCGAATGATTAAGAGTCAGCGTGCAGAAGCGAAAACAGCGTTCAGGAACGGCGATACGACGATGGGAACCGCACATCTGGCCGTAGCTGAACAACTGGAAAATCTGTTTCAGGATAACCTTGCAAAAATTGGTCAAGAAGGATTGGTAGAAGGATTCAAGACAGCGCGCGTGAATCTCGCCAAGCTGAACCTGCTGGATCGCGTTGTCAACGACGCAACCGGCAAAGTCGATCTGTCCAAGCTGGCGGCATTGTCGGAAACCAAAGCCTACAAAAATGTGCTGACCGGCGAATTCAAGACTGCCGCCGACTTCGCCAAAGCCTACCGCAAGGCCGCACAGAAAACTACCGGGGAAGCTATCCCGCGTCTCGGCGTGTTCGATCTGATGTTCGGCGCAGGCTCGATTGCCAGCGGATCATTGCCGGCAATGGCCGCAGCAGCCGGGGAAATGGGGACTCGCGTCGGTGTACCGGCTCTTGCCGAGCGCGGCATGCTACAAAACCGGACGCCCTCCTATCAGGTCGGCCCCGGTGCGCGCGCATTGCCCGGTGCGCTCACGGCTGGCGGCATCGCGGTCGGTCAGGGAGCGCAACAGATTCCGCAGCCGCCGCAATAATGCCGCTCAAGATACTCATTCTCGACTGCGAATTTGTCGGGGTCGATTTCGCGTTAAAGTGTCAGCGTTGGGGACACGAAGTAGTATATTTCCAGGCCCCCGGCACAGGCGGCGCACGTCGCAAGGACGGCGACGGCCTGCTGACCAAGGTTTATGATCTGGATCAGATACGCAAGAAGTGGCTGGGTTGGGCAGACCTTATAGTCCCGTGCGACAACGTAAAGTACCTCGACATGCTGGAACCGTTCCGCAAAATCGGCTATCCGGTATTCAGCCCATCCGCCGAAGCCGCAGAACTTGAAGTCAACCGAGAGACTGGCCAAAAGGCTATGGCGAAAGCTGGCATTCCGATCATCGAATCCAAGACCTTTCACGATTACGATTCAGCGATTGCCTATGTTAAAAAGCAGGGAAAACCGATGGTCAGCAAGCCGTCCGGCGAGGCAGACAAGGCGCTATCCTACGTCAGCAACAACGCTGCCGATCTTGTGTACATGATGGAACGCTGGAAAAAAAATCCCAAGTACGTCAAGTCGGCAACGGAATGCGGATTCATCGTACAGGAAAAGAAAAAGGGAATAGAACTCGCCATCGGCGGCTGGTTCGGCCCTAGCGGATGGTCGAAATATCTCACGCTTAATGCGGAGTACAAAAAGCTGCACAACGGCGACCTCGGCGTCAATACTGGCGAGCAAGGTACGCTGGTCAGCTACGTCACGCATGACAAACTGTTCGATCAAATCCTAAAGCCGATGACCGCGCAACTTGAGGCGCTGGAATATACTGGTTATATCGACAACAATGCGATCATTGACCCGGATACCGGCGACGTGTGGCCGATGGAATTTACCTGCCGCTTTGGGTGGCCGCTGTTCGACAATCAGAACGCGCTTCACGACGGCGACCCGGCGCAATGGATGCTGGACTTGCTGAACGGAAAGGATACGCTAAAGGTGCGCGCCAATACGCCGTGCGTATCCGTAGTGATGACGATCCCGGACTATCCGTACTCGCATCACACAGCCAAGGAAATAGAAGGTATCCCGGTTTATAATGCCGAGGATACAGACCATATTCACCCCAAGCAAATGATGTTGGCTGAGGACGTTCCAGTGATGGTGGGCGACAAGGTTGTGTCAATGCCGAACTACGCCACGTCCGGCGATTACGTCCTAGTAGCGACCGGCTGCGGCGAGAATATAACAGGCGCTCGAAAATCAGCGTATGCAGCCATCCGCAAAGTGAAGATTCCGAATTCTCCGGCTTACCGGACGGATATTGGGGTCGGTCGGCTAACGAAGCAGCTTCCCGATCTGCATCGTTTGGGCTACGCAAAAGGATGGGATTTCGCATGATTGCTCCAAACAATGAGTTAAGCGAGGACTTGCTGAAACAATCCCTCATCGACGCTCGGGGGGATTTGTTTATCGCGGCTACGAGTTTGAAAATATCGCCCTTGCGTATGCAAAGATTGATACAAACAAGTCCCGCGCTCGGCGTGGCTCTGGAAGTGTGCCAAACAAATGCGGGTAACGGTCTGCAAGCCGCTGTTGATTCGGCAATCGCCAATCGACTTTCACTGTATCGCGTTGTCGGACTCGATTCCTTGGCCGAACTCGCAACCATGCCAATCGACGAGAACTCTGCGCAGAACCAAGTCCGTTTCGCAGCGGCCTCAAGACTCGCAGGAGAGACGGGCGGCACGATTGGGGGTGGCGAGACGGGCGATATTTTGCGAGCATTGAACGAGTCCTATCAGACGCACGCGCCAAGGATCAAGGTGACTCGGGAGCGTCTAACAGTAGAAATGACCCCGGAATCTCCCGTTCAGGGCCAGACAATTCAAGCGGAATAGTCCCGGTGTATTCGTAAATCCAGATAGTCCCGTTGGCGAGCGATCCGCGTTTTTGATACCTGTGCTGCTCTGGCAATACACGCGGGCCGCGAGGATTCGGTGATAGCGGCGCACAGCCGTTAATCATCACGACCGGCATGTATTCTGGATTTCCATGGCGAAACACTTGCTTCGTGCAATCGCTTGGACCGCCGATAAAATACGCGGTCATCATTTATATTCCCCCAACGCATCAACCTGTTTCGTCACCCGGTCAAACTTAGACCGCGCAGCTACGTGCTCCGCCTGTATCCGCTCATAATCCGGCGCAGGCCCGTCAAAAAAATAATACCCCAGCGTTTCCTTGCGCTCAACGCAGCCTGACCGTATCAGCGCCCGCAACGTAGTTTTCCAGAATCGCCCTGCGCCGGCCAACGCATTGTCTCGCGCCAGTCTGATATGGCCGACGCACGGCAACTCGGTAATCGCCCGGTACATCGGCAACAAGGTAATATCTTCCGGTTCAATGCGCGGGATAAGCCGCTGTACTAGGCTGAACCGGTGCGAGTATTTTTTCCTGGAATCGACCACGCGCATGGTGCGTTTGCGGAGGCAATGTAACTCGCCGTCGTTGATGCCAAGTGAGCGCAGCAGATCGTCATCGGTTATCTGTCGCGTACCGGCAACCGGAATGCCACATGCGCTCGTTACCGGATTGGGCGCGGTCAATGGCTCCGGCATGGCTTCCGCAAACCGCTTACACGCCATGCCTGACGGCCATGCCGCATGCAAATACCCCTCATGGTTACGCCATGACGGTGGCCGGTAAATCACGCACACGTCCGCAGCATCCCGCGCCATCTGCTCGACTTCATCCCACGACATCGGGCACTCGCAGATAACGCAGGCATTGTGTTTCAGCACCGGCTCGCCGCGCAAATACTTGCGATTATTTATCAGCGTGCCATTCTGCTTCTGCCACTTCGCAATTTCGGAATCGAATGCCGGATCGTTGCGGAGTAAAAATGGCCGGATACTTGTTAGCATCTTCCAGCGGAAACGGATCGGCGCAGATAATGCACAGGCGGCGCGGACCATTACGCGGTCGTGGCGCTGGTCGAGGAGTAACGCCGTTTTTTCCATGTTGCCGGTGCGGTAGAATTGTGTGGTCATTGTGTGGTCATTGTGTAATCGCGTGAGTGCTGTGAGATTTTAGGTCTTAAACACCCGCGCGACGTGAAGGGCAAGCGGGTAGGGAATTTTTGCGATCATGGCGCTCGCGGCTTTGCGGGCGGGGGATTTGCTGCCGCACTGTCTCGAGATTGATGGCTGCGAAGCATTGAACCAATCGCCGCCTTGTTTCGTGCCATTCTCGGACTTTCCGCTTCATCTCGCAGGGGACTACCTATTATCGGTTGTTTACCCCCATTTGAAAAGGGACCACTACCCGATCATAGCAGTTCGCCAATGGCCTTACCGTGCCGTCGCGTGCGATAAGCGGTCTGCTGGTGATGCTCTTTGTCGTAATGCAGATGGCAACCTTGACACATTGATTTCAGGTTTTCGTCGCGGCAGTCCTCCGGCGTGTGATTCAGGTGAGCCGTGGTCAAGACAACCTTGGAGCCAGTCCCGTAAGCCTTACCGCCGTTCTCGTTCGGACAGCGCCCCGCGTGCGTACCGCGTCCGCACTCGCCCTCGCACTCGCAACGATTGCCAGCGCGTTCCCGAATCCTGGCCGAGATTGCAGACCAATCTTTCGGATACCGCGCCTTATTTTCTGGACGAATCGGCATCATTCCTTGTGCGAAAAGACAGCCCTCGCCGCCATGCTCACGGAATTGCGAGTAGCATCCTGTTGCCGCCAAATGCAGTAATTAACGATTTCGTTTAAGTCAGGCACCACGAATGCCCGTGCGTCAAACTGACGGGGTTTGTCTAATGGGTACATATCATTGAACGCGGATCATATCCACGCGCTCGACATGGAATATGTTGCCAAGAGTAGATGAATCCCCACAACAGGGAGCCGCCCGCACCACGATCACCAAATCGCCTACACTGATTTCGTTAGACGCGCTCATCGCCCAATCTTCCGCACTTTCTCCATCGCTTCCTGATCCGCCAATTTCTGCGCGTCCTCAATATCCTTTAGCCGTTTGCGTTCGCGTGCGAAGGTCTTGCGAATGTCGGTTGCGCCGCTGCTTACGTAGGGGTACGTAAATCTGCGTTGATCCTCGGGCGTCCATTTCGGTTTACTCATCTGTCCCTCCTGTCGAAAATAATTATTAGTCATGTGCGCTCCCGACAATACCGCGCTGCATACTGCGCCGCCCGTACCTCAGCAATGTATCGCGGCATTCCGTCTGCGAGTAGGGTGCGTAGTTCGTCAGCGTAGAGGACGGCGTATCTCTCGGCGGCCAAGTCCTCCAGTTCGTCCTCGGCGTATTCGTCCTCGAAGGATGGGGAGATTAGGTGGCTCATGGTGCTGGCTCCGCAGGCTCGGCATGCTCCGGCGCTGCAATCCACGCCAAGGCTTTCTTAACGTTTGTTACTTCGGACAGCGATTGCTTGCCGGTCTGCGCGAGGAACCAGGCTTCGGTCATTCCGGCGTTTTCGAGGGCGAATCGCAAGGTGGATTCTTTTTCCGAATCGGCCGGCGCAACAACAGCGGCTTCCATCGGCTTTACCGTAAATGGTTTCCTGCTGCCCTTCGTCGCAGTCAGCGCCATTGTCAGTGCGCTGTCGATGTGCGACATGTGGCTGATACGTATGCCGCCGACTTCCATGCCAGCCCATTTTACTTTCGGGTCGCAATACAACGTGAGCGAGCGGCCCACGTATTTATTCGCATCCGCGCCCCACGCATGCACCAGCACGCGGGACATGGATTTGCAGGGCTTGTATGGCTTGTCCTGGTCGCCTTCGTAACTGATTGCGACCGGCTGCTCCTGACCGCCCTTGATTGCGACGGAGGTTATTTTTATGGTGCGTCGGCCGGTCAATAAGTCGTCGGCGTTGAGTTGGTCGGATTTGGGGATGATTGCTGCGGACATGTCGGTCATGGTTTTGCCTTAAGGAATGCGCGAATAGATGTCGCGATGGTTGCGAATTCTTCCAGTTTTCCAAACTTATCAACAAACAATTCCAGCATGGCTCTGGCGTCCTCTTTTTGCTCTGCGGCAAGTCGAAATTCGCGCTCTGCCTTGTCTTTCAATGCCTGCGCGGCGCTGGCTTCGGCTTCTGCTTTGCTGCGCGCAATCCGATCAAGCTCTTCCTGTTTTTCACGCGCCGCGCGCTGCGCATCTTCAATCGCCCGCCGTTCGGCTTCCAGTCGCGCGCGCTCGGCTGCTAGTTTATCTTCCTCCGCTTTCCGCTCTGCACGAATGCGCGCCTCTTCCGCTTCCAATTTTTGACGTTCAGCAAAGCGCCTGTTTTCTTCTTCTGCGCGTGCGCGGCGAGCCGCAGCTTCTTCGGCATCACGCGCTAGTTTTGCCTCGGCTTCCGCCGCTTCCCGCGCAAGGCGAGCAACACGATCAGCTTCCTCGCGTTCAGCGCGAGCCTTGCGTTCTTCCGCCTCAATCTTCTCACGGTGAGCGCGGGCTTCTTCTTCTAACTGTCGTTTCGTATCGGCCAAGTGCTTCGCCAATTCCGCTTGCTGGCGCGCAATCTCTGCACGCTCATCGGCCATGCGCTTTTCTTCGGCCTGTTTCAACGCCAACTGTTCGGCCTCAATCTTAGCTTGTTCAGCGCGGATTAGCGCGTTCTTTTCTTCTTCCTTGCGCGCTTCCTCAGCCTTTATTGCGCCGTCAAAACGATCTTCGTGAACGGCAATTTCTGCCTCAATTTCGTTGTACCGCTCCTGGATGAGTTTGCCGATTTTAATAATCGGCGCTTTGCGAAACTCGCGCGCTTTGTCCGCTTCGACGCGAATGCTGCGGAATATGGCTCGTTGTTTGACGGCCAGCGCCATACCTTCCTTGGTCGCCACGTCAAACGTCTTTATGGCAACTGCATCGGCCTTCGCTTTCTCAAGGCGTTCGGCAAACGGCGCGTACACCTGCGCCACATACGCAACCGGGTCGATTGAGATTATTTGTGTGCCTTCGGCAACTTCGGTAGTCATATATGCATCTCCAATTCTATTCTGCGTTCGGTTGGAATAAGTTTCTTTGCCACCACCACTTCGCGGTACGTCTTTTCTGCAACCCTCATACGAGATTCAAAGCCGGTCGCCGCCGACATTATTGCGTCCTGCACGAATTCAATCGGATGCACGCGAACAACGGTCGTTGGCAAGCCGCCACAATACGAAATGAAGTCCAGCCATTTTCGCTCGCTTACCAACAGTCCGGTCTGGCATTGAATAACAAAGTCGGCGGCAATCGTATCTTCCGGCACATTTTCAACAATCGTTTGTACTTGAAATTTTGCACGGCGCGACTTCACTTCGATCAATCCATCCGGCCCGACTAATCCATCCGGCGAATAGCCAATCGTGAACCCGAACCTGTCATTAGTAATAAACCCGACGCGCTCAACCGGCGCATAATGTTTCGCGTACAGTTCGACGGCCTCAATCTCATCCTCTTGCCCGCGCAACATGTCGTCCGACACATAGCGCGGCTCAACATACTTCGTGATGCGCTGGGCGAGCAACTCGTACAGGTGGGCGCGTTCCTTGTCGTCGGACGCGGCTTTCAATGTCGGCGTGACGATCAGGTGCATTTCGCTGGCGGTCAATAATCCGCAGCGCGCGGCGTGCCATTCGTCGCTGCCTTGGATCAGTTCGCGGGAGATTGTGATGGTCATTTTTTCACCACCTTAGCATCCCTCGTTTTCCTCGACCACTGCGCCTTGCAGCGGGGGCACTCGAACCACAGTACCTGGGGGCTGCTGGCTGCTTTGATGCGCTTGCCGCGTTTATGGCCGAGCAAGTGACAGTAGACTGAGGCAAATCCTTTTATCATGTGGTGCTCCCCTAAAGTAAGAAGTCCGAGAAACACTCAAGGACTAGATCAAGCCAAGATTGTTTTGCGGCGGACTCTGCGGCGGACCGTGCGGCGGACCGTGCGGCGGACCATGCGGCGGACTCTGCGGCGGACCGTGCGGCGGTCCGTGCGGCGGA